CGTCTTTGCAAAATGAATAATATTCAGTTCCTTCTAAATATACTTCTGCTAAATAATTTCTTGTATCGTAATCGTCTGCCCATACGTCAAAGGCTTCAACTAGTTTCTCTGTTAGTCTATCGTTTTCTAAGTTGCTCATCTTGTTCTCCGTGGTTTGTTACTTAATATGACTATATAATATCATTTACGACTATTTAAGACAATAGATAAAAGCATCTTTTTTTTCTTGTTTTTATAAATCACTGACTGATATATGTTTAAGACGTAATTAAATTAAAGAGTTTATGAGGATATAATGGCTGCAGCGAAGAATAATAGTTATGTTTTAAATAGAAAACTCCGACCTCAGTATACACAAGCACAAATTGACGATATTATAACAAAACTGTTGGAATGGGCGTATGCTAGCGATGAGATTTACATGGCTGGTTTTGTTTATAGAGAGTACAAAAGATCTAAAACATGGTTATATCAACTAGCGAGAGCTCATAAGGATGTAGAAGAAGCTCTAGAGACAACACGCCAATTAATAGCAAATAAGATTGGAAACCATTCTTTTTTAGGCGATAGAAATTCTACGTTCGGAGAGAAGATTTTACCAATGTATTGTAAAGACTTTAAAGCACTTAAAGAGTGGCAGGCAAGCTTGAATAAGACTCAAGAAAAAGGGGATACTCTTACTATACAAGATATTATAAAGCTCTCTAAAGCTGGAGATCTTTTAAAAGCGATGGCTCAACCAGATGAAAATAAAACCTCTTAAAATATGGGAAGCATTAAAAAATATGCTTGTGATTCCATACTATATTCTTCTGTTTTACATGATGTATAGAGTATGTGAGCATTTAATCATAATTAACGCTTACTGGAATGGACGAACACCATGAGATACTTAATTATTTTATCAATATTCAATACTCTCGGGATCTATTATATGGTTCATGAGCTAAATGCTATAAGAGAGTTGCTTAAAAAGGGAAAAGATGAAGATAAAACCTCTTAATCTACTAAAGGCTCTAGGATTAACAATTCTATTCTTATCAATAGTAGCTCTTATTATTTTTCTAGCTAAAACATTTATCACAAATGGTTTTATATTCTGTTGTGTCGTGGCTTCCATCGGTGCTTTTTTAGTAATTTATGAATGTGTTAAATGGGAAAATCTATAGGTGCAAAGATGATAAAACCTCTTAAGATCCTCAAGGCTCTATTGCTTGCAATTCTCTTATTCTCTGCTTTCATAGGAACACTTGTAGCAGCTGCAAAGTTTCCCCTTGTTAGCTTGGCTATTCTTTGTTTGCTCGCTTTGGTAGGGTTAACCTTTTTATTTTACGATGTTATAAAGTGAGGCTAAATCTTAAAAAACATGCTCCTGTACATGGTATAACCGCGGTCTGCAAAACCACGAAAATCAGTTCGATTCTGGTCGGGAGCTTAATGGATAGATGGCAGAGTGGTTTAATGCACGTCTTTGCTAAAGACGCATGTTGCAAAGCATCGAGGGTTCGAATCCTTCTCTGTCCGATTCTTTAAACAACAAGACATTAAGAGTAGCTTATGAGCAATGATATAAATAACCTAGACCTATTATCAGATCAAAAGTGGAGGCTTAATCATCTCTACCGCATCATTAATAAGGAGGGAAACTCTATCCCTTTTCGTATGAATCCTGTTCAGGCGGCAGTCTTAGAGGGCATGCACAATAGGATGATAATTTTGAAGAGCCGGCAATTAGGAATGTCGACATTTTCCGTTTTATATATGCTGGACGAAACCATCTTCAACAATCATTTAAGCTCAGGGATTGTTTCATACTCGAGAGACCACGCAGAGCATATATTTAAAAAGATTATCGGTCATGCTTTAGATGAGTTGCAACCAGCTATTAAACATTTCGCTCAAATAAAAAGACGTTCTATGAGTGAAGTAATGCTTGCTAATGGCTCAAGTCTGAGGGTTGGTACTACTCTTAGAGGTGGAACTTGCCAGAACCTTCTAGTGTCGGAGTTTGGTAAAACATGTGCTAGAGATCCCATGAAAGCCGAAGAGGTGATGACAGGAACTCTTCAAACTGTTCCTATAAATGGCAGAGTTATTATAGAAAGTACAGCCGAGGGTTCCGAAGGGTACTATTCTGAAATGGTAACAAATGCCTTCCAAAGAGGAAACGACAACCTCTCTCCCTTAGAGTACAAACTCTTCTTTTTCCCTTGGTATTTAGAAGCGAAGTATACCTTAGATAAGGATATGGAAAGAGACGACCTCTTAAATAAATATCTCGATAAGATAGCTTTTGACGCAGAAATAGAATTAACCGAAGGGCAAAAGAATTGGTATGCCTTCCAGAAGGCTGTTCTCGGAGACAAGGTAGCACAAGAATATTGCTCAACAGTATCCGAAGCGTTCCTCTCTAATTCAGATGCTTATTACTTCCAAGCAGGAATACGAAACGCTTATAATGAAAACCGATGTCTGAAATCTCCCTTATACGATGGTGTCGAACCTGTTTATGTCGCTATGGATATTGGAGCTACTGATTTAACATGCCTAGTATTCTTTCAGGTAATACATGGAGAGATTAGAATCATTGATTATTATGAGGACAATAATAAAGATGCAGAGTTTTATTGCAATTTCTTAAAGAAAGACAAGATTTATATGTATAGAACTATATTCTTGCCTCATGATGCAGTTAATAAAAACAATGTAAAAGTAGACAACCCATATGTTAGAGAATTTGAGAAACATTTTATTCACACGGATACAGAGGTGCTAGTTCTCAAACGCACCGACAAGAACTTGAATATCAATAACGCACGAATAAAATTAGATAGATGTGTTTTTGCAATAACAAAAGTAAAAACCTTATTAGAGCAGATGGCTAAATTTCGCAAACAATGGTCGGAGCAATATGGGAAGTATCTTGACAAACATTTTCACGGCATTGAGAGCCACGCCAACGACGCTTTTATCTATAGTATGCAGGCTGTAACGCATATTGAAGTTGCAGGTGATAGTATGAGCGTTGAGAAATTAAACGAACTTAAAAGGAGAGCTAGGTTTGGATACTAAAGAGGTCGAAAAAGAGGTTATTTGTTCAAGGTGTTTCCTTTGCGAAACTATTATAATAAAAGAAGGGGAAAAGATTCCTGTTGGATCTTATGAATGTGAATATTGTAAAAGCCACAAAGATATGACAGAAGTGGAGTTGCTTGACAGGTGCTTTTCTATTGCAGGAAATACACAGGTTTCCGACTTCCCTAAAGTAATGAGAAAGCTTTGGGCTTATGTGAAAGGAAAATAGGAGAACCCTTTATGACTAAAAAAGACTGGGCAGATGAGGAGTCGAAAATAAGAGAGATGATAGAAAATCTTTTCTTGGTGGAAGCTAGAAATCTTGAAGAAGCTATTGGAGGACATCGATTTAAGACATCACCAGTTAGTAGTGGTTATTTTAAAGTTATTGTCAAATAAAAATTTTATTACTATCTTTAGCAGTATAACTAAAGGGCTTTGCTATGACGATAATAACCAACGGATTAAAGGGTTTTCAGAATTATTATGTTGATGATGACAAGGATATAAAATCTTGGATTCAACAGATACAGAATGAGAACTTGTCTTTAACCCAACAGCTCTGGGCGCAACAGTCATTAGACGAACGATGTTATGCAGGAGATAGTAATATCTGGAGTGAAATCTACCCTAACGTACCGCTTAAAGAACTTAATAAGTTTAACATCAACAAAGTAAAACGCTTTATTAATATAACTTCAGGTTGGCAGAGAAAGAACCGCAAGTCCTTGAATGTTGTTCCTAGAAAGACCTCAGGCGACACAACTTCAAACCAAGTCTCTAAAACACTATCATGGACATCTAAATACGCAACACTAAACGATACTTTCTCAGATGCATGTCTAGGCTCTTTAATAACAGGAATGAACCTAATGTCATGTTGGGTAGATCATAGCTTAGACCCGTATTCAGGCGACATAATGATAGACAATCTTGGCTACAATAGCTTTATGATTGATCCATTCTTTAAGAAATTAGACTTGTCAGATTGTAATCATGTCCGAGTATGCAAGTATTTAAGCATAGAACAGATCATATCCTTATTACCTGAAAGAGAAAAAGAACTAAGAGCAATGGGGGAAAGTGACTACAGAAACAACACCTTTAATTTCTTGCCAGAATACTCTAGTGCTGCTCAGAAAGGGCTGTATTCCTATGAAGAGTTTTGGTATTTAGACTCTCGAAAAGCCACAATTATAATGGATCCTGAGAATGAAGAGGCACTCGAATGGGACGGAGCCGAAGAGAACCTAAGATTATTCCTGATGAGATATCCAAGACTTAGAAAGAAACAGATCCAGAAACAAACATGTAAGCTAGCGATTTTAGTAAATGAGCGTGTATTTTATAACGGGCCTAACCCAAATAAGATAGATAAATATCCTTTCATACCTGTTATGGCATATCATCAACCCGATTTACCATATTATGAGTCTAGGATTCAAGGAATGGTTCGTGGTCTCAGAGACATTCAATTCATTTCAGATAGAAGACAGCAGATACTTTTAGACACTTTGGAATCTCAGATAAGCAGTGGCAAGAAAGTGATGGAGGATTCCCTTGTAGATGAAAAAGATGCTTTCAAAGCTGGTCAAGGACAAGTTCTATTCATAAAGAAAATCGCTCCTCTTGGAATGGCTTCGGTAGAAAACTTACCTGCCCCTGAGCTTTCCCCAGCATTTATGAGTGTGATAGAACTCCAAGACAAAAACATGATGGACGTATCGGGAGTGAATGAGGAGCTTCTCGGTAGTGCTGACGATGACAAAGCAGGAATCCTCGCTTCTCTAAGACAGGGGGCAGGATTAACAACGCTTCAAGTTCTATTCGACCATGCAGATATAGCCTTAAAGAACATTGGGAAGTTACAGGTTGATTTAATCCAAGCTAACTTTACCAAGGCTAAGATAAGACGAATCATAGAAGAAGAACCAACAGAAGAATTCTTCAACAAGACGTTTAAGAAATATGATTGTGTTGTAGTAGAGGGAACAGATACGCCGACACAGAAAATGACAGCGTTTAAACAGAAACTATATCTAAAAGAATTAGGCATACCGATATCAACTGAGGATTTACTAGAAGAAGCCACATTCCAGAATAAAGGTAAGACTATTGAGAGGATTCAGCAAGCAGAGCAACAGCAACAAAAAATGGCAGAGCAACAGCAACAACTTGAAATGCAGAAGATTCAAATGGAAATGGCACAGATGCAAGCAAATGTGGAATACACAAAAGCAAGGACTACCGAAGCCGGAGGCAAGTTTATAAGCAACATAGCTCTAGGGGAAGAAAGAAGGCTCGAGGCTGTGAAGGATTTAAACCAGAGTGAACTAGATAAGATAAGAGCAATAAAAGAGTTACAAGGAATAGATTTAAGCCAAATACAGCAAGCTATACAAATAATGCAGGCTTTGAAACAACAAGAAGTTGAACAGGTGAAAGAAGCTAGCCCATTACAAGAGGTGATAGATAAATCAGCCCCAAGTTTAAATATTTAAAATAATTACTTGTCATTATAAGGAGAGAATACATGAAGAAACCTAAGCCTGTTAAAAAACTAAGACTGAATAAGAACAAAGAAGCTTGCAAAGAAGGTGGATTGGGTTATGGCAAAGGTGGTGGTAAAGGACAGGGGAAAGGTAGACAAGCAACGAAGCGAAGTTTTAAAAAAAAGAGTTGATAAATAAAACATTGTTTTTTATAAAGATAGTGTAAATTAGAGGGCAAAAGCATGAAAAGTAAAGCGGTTAAGTCTGCGAACAAATCTAAGACAATGAAAGAAGCTAAGGTTACATATACTTCAAGATATAACGATAGCACAGATTCTAAAACAATGAAGAAAGCTAAAACTACATATCCTGACAGATATAAATAAACGATAGTGCCTCCAAGCGAGGCATTTTCATACATTCATTTTAGGAGAGCTATGCTTACACCTACAGGTACATTTCATACTCATATCAAGCAAGATGAGAACGGAAACGAGATCGCAAGATATGACGTTACTACTTCCGAGTCTTATATAAATATAAACGATAGCTTTATTGAGGCGTGGGATCTGGCAACAGCGATAAAGGAAAAGTATGAAGTCAGCTTAGACAAAAGCATAAATGACGGTGGCAAATTCGATAAGCCACTCCTTTATTTTATGGTTATAGTTAAGAAGAACCCGATAGAAAAGAAGAAGATTCATATCAAAATAGGCATTAGTGATACACCATTGTCTAACAAGAAATATGAAGCAGTAGATTACTGGTCTTATGATTATCGAAAGAACAAGTTACATCTTATCTGGTCTGTTCCGCATAAGACAGCGATGAAGCTCTACCTGAAAGATCCCGAAAGATATGATAAAGATTTGGTTAGATGGACAAGAGAATTTATAGCACAAGAAGGCTTAGATCTTAAGGCTTTAGAAAGAAAGAAGATAAAGATCTTATAAGCATCCACTTTTTTTAATCTTAATTAAAATTTTTATTTCTATATATTAATTAATTTAATACTATCAAAGAAAACATACGTTTGTTGGCGTTAAGACAATAGGGCGATTTATCGTACCTTTAGGCGTAACGGGAGTAGTTATCCCAAAAGGAGAATTTAATGACCGAAGAAGAAAATAAAGACGTTCTAACTCAGGAAACCGTCGTACCTGATGATACTTCAAAGGTAAGTGATGATGGAGAGAATCCTTCCGAAACTCAACCTGAAGCTAGTGCCGAGGAGAAGAAATCCTCCAAAGATTATAACTGGCGAAGAATGGAAGAGAAGCAGAAAAAATCTGATGAAAGGAATGAGATTCTTGAACGTCAAGTCGAAGAACTTTTAAGAAAAGATCAGGAAAGAAATGCCCCTCCTCCTATAGAGGAAGATGAGTTAGACGATTTAGCACCAGATGACATTTTGACTGTTGAACAATCAGACAGACGAAATGAAAAAGCCATCAAAAGGCTAATGAAGGAAGCTCAACTAAAACAAGATAAGGCGTCATTACCTGAGAAAGCTCGAAAGAAGTTTGACGATTTTGACAGCATCATGACTAAGGATAACGTTAAAAAATTAGAGCAACTAGAACCCGGCTTGGCTGAAGCATGTTCTAAAGCAACTAATCCTTGGGAAGCGACATATAAGCTGTTAAAGAAGTTTGTTCTACCGCCTGAAGAACGAGAAAGTTCACAGTCTGAGAAGAGGTTAGATGAGAATCTATCCAAACCCGGCTCGATAAATTCAGTTGGTAAGACAAAGCCACTCTCTAACGCTAATATGTACTCAGAAGCGACTAAGGATAGACTTTATAAAGACATGATGGATGCAGCAAGACAGGTTTAACTTTAAAGGTTAAATTATGACTGTAATTACACAGACAGATATGCCTCTTGGAGTACAACAAAATCTTTTAGGTAAGGTTTTAAGTACACCTGAAGCACGAAGAATATATAGAATGGGTGCTACAACCTATCCTGTTCCACAACATACTGGCGATATACTTAGAAAAAAAAGATATCGTAGAATTGAAACAGTTCCAGTTCCTGTTGATCCAGCAATGAACAACCCCCCAGCACAGCTTTTAGAAAGAGACTTCTTAGATGTTAAGATTCATTTCTTTGCTACTTATATGGTAATAACTGAACAAGTAGTAATGGTCGATCAAGACAAAGTCTTAAACAGAGGAGCGAAAAAATTGGAAGTCTGCCTAGCGGAGACTGAAGATCAATTAATTCGTGATATGCTCGAGAGTACAGCCTCAGTTCAAAATTGTACTGGTGGAACTAACGGGGATAATCCTACTGAGCCAACCTAT